AGCCGAGTCGGAGCTTGAAAGGGCTCGTGAATTAGCCAAGCAGGAGGAGGATAACAAGAAGGAGGCTAAGAGGCAGTGGCTCGACACAATACTTGCCCCCGAAGACCTTTGGCATGATGGGGAGGAGGAGGAGCTCAATGGTCTTATCTCTCAGTACGACGACCTCGTTACGGGTTACATCAACTCTGGAACGGCGATGGAAGACCTTACCCCCGACCAAATAAAGGAGAAGAAGGCCCTTGAGAGGAAGATAGAAACCGCCCGTAAGCAGTCCGAGCAAAACAGGGCCTTCTACGACAATATTATGGGTCAGTACCAAAAGGATCCTGAGGGGTTGGTTTACGATAAGGAAAAGGCCCTTGCCCAGATTGAAGCATTTAAGAGTGCCGGTACAATAGAGGAGAGGAATAGACTTGCTAGACAGGGTGCCGAACTACCTAAGGTTTATGACTTGACGGGAGTGGTTGATGAGATTGCCAAGACGGTTCCGGAAACTGATCTGCCCAAGAACATGGTGGGTAAGGATAGAACCGCATTCGAGTCAAGACTCGACGCGTACCTGCTGAAGAGCCCTGAGGGTAAGGCTGTAGCAAATCAAATGGGGGGTTACGAGGACGCAAAAGAAGAAATCCTTAAGCAGTTTGACCAGTACTACAAGCCCAAAAAGAAGGAGGTTAAGTACACGGGGGGAGTAACAAGTAGGAAAGAGGAAAAGCCAGACTTTTCTTTTGACTTTAATGCGGGTCAGGGACAGTACAAGGGGGTTAACTTCAGGGCTGCTCACACACCAAACCAGCCGGATCAAACAGATCTTTTTTACACGTCTGGATACAACACGATTGCCCTTGATCCTAAAACCGTTGATTTGTATGACAGCGATGGTAACTTAAGAAGAGTAAGCGTTAAAGAGGTTTATCAAGGGCCGAACGGGACTGTAATTCGTGGTGTGGTTGATACAGGAAGAGGCTATGTTGAATCGGTTTGGATTGACTACTCAGATGTAAGGAATAGGAACGCGTTTTTAGGGGAGTACGGGGCTGATGCAAATGACATATTTAACAATATTCGCGGGGGTGGCAGCGCTAATCAAAGCACGGACAACTCAGGCGTTACCTGGTTGAAACCCGATTAAGCACATGGCAAAGAATAAAGTGCAGTAACAACAATTACAAGACAAAAATATAAATGGCAATACCAGTAAGCAAGAAGTATTACGAATATCTGAAGTCGAAAAACCTTGACGTACCACCAACGTACGAATCGTTTCAGAAAACACTTTCCAATCAGGAGAGTGCAAGGAAATATTTTTCATACCTTCAGTCCAAAAAATCTCAGGGAATAGATGTCCCCGAATCGTTTGAATCGTTTTACAAAACGCTTTCGCTAAAGGGGGCGCAACCGGAAGATGGCGCGGCTTCTGGGCAAGAATCAAACGCGCCACAAGGGCAGCAGCCACAGCCTTCCGCTCCGAGTTTTGGGCAGGGCATTGTCGATAGGATGAAGCAGTCTCAAATTCAGGTTCCGCTTAAAACTGATTTGCAAAAGAAGCAAGAGATAAAGCGTCCATTTGAAGACATAACCTACAAAAAAGAAGAACTGCCATCCGAGACAACTCAAGCGCTTGTCCCTGAGCAAACCTCCTTTGAAATAAGTCAAGCAAACAAGGCTCAGTCGCAAATTCGGCAGGGCAAACTGCCGTCGAATCCAAAGTACGTAAACGAGCAGGTTGTTCAAGAGGTTGAGGACATTAGAAAGGAGAAGGGTATGCCAACTCTTGAGGAATCAGCCAGAAGGACGATGAGAAGGGCGGAGTTAAGCGATGCTATTTCCCCATTTGAGGATGAGTTGAAGGACTACATGGCCTATTCTGGGGATGATACGTTAACTGACGATGACTATACAATTGCATCCAATAAGGACATTGCTGATTTGTACCAAGAGTCAGAGGACCAGCCCGTTTCTACCATATTTCTCGAAACAACTGAGGAGGGCAAAAAGAACAGGGAAAAGAAGGATTTAGTTTTTAAAAACGTAATGGATTCTTATTGGAGGTACATGTCCAAAAAGTATCCAGACGGGTATAGCTCCAACAAACAAAGGTACGACGAGATTAAAAAAAGAATATCGGATAAAGAGGGTGTTTCTAAGGGGGATGAGCAGTTTGTTTTATCTATAGAAGACAGGGCAAAGGGGCTGTTTAATGCCAAGAGGGCAGAACAGGCTATGGCTATTGAAAACAGGATTGTGGAGAACTCAAACCTTGTTGGCAGTGTAGATATTCAGAAGTACCAAGAACAAACAGGCGATATTTTTAAGCAGGCCGAGGTGTTGAACACTCAGTTGCAGAAGGGAGAAATAGCCCGTGAGTTCTATGACTCTCAAATGGAGTCTTTAAAACAAAAAGAAAAAAGTATATCTACTCGACTTGGCATAACTGAAGATGTCAAGAAAAGGGTAAACCAACTTCAGCAGGACTATAACATCTATGGCAAGGTCTTGATGGGCATGTCGGCTTCTGGTCAGGCGTTTGCTGACGAGTTTGAGAAGTATTCGGGCATAAAGGAGGAGTTTGAACAGAAGAAGCGCAATGAAGAAATTGCAAAGAAGTTTTGGTCAACGGATTTTGGGGTGATTGAAGCTCCTATGAAAACATGGGGGGCTGCGTATGAATTTATGAGGTCGGCAGGTGCTGCGGGAATGAGTATGGCCATATCTTCAGCGGCATCACTTGTTAGGATGGGGGCTCAAGTTGGGCCGGCAAAGTTTTTAACAAGCGATGACAAGTACGACATCTCGGACAGGCTGTTTGATAAAATTATGGGGCTTAACGCCAACCTTATAGCTGAATCGTTCGAGCCAGAGACTAACTCTGTTGTTCAGAAGCTGTCAAGCATGGCCGGTAGTGGTTTTGGATCGATGGCTATGTTTATGATGGGGGGAGAAGCTGCGGCAGCGGCAAAAGCCCCTGCTTGGCTTGGAACATTTATCCCCGGGTTTTTATCTGCTGAGGCGGACTACTATAATGAACTGATTCAAACGGGCAAGTACAGTTCGTCTGAAGCTTCTGTAGTGTCCTCTGCGTTGGCAATTCCGCAGGCCACAATAGAACTTGCTGTCCCAGATAATTTGTTTAAGACGCAGGCAAGGGCCTCTATTCGTCAGGCCATAAGGGGCAACGGCCCGCTTGGAAAGGCCGTGTTTGAATCGCTTGGGGCGTACACAAGGGATGCCTTTATTAAGGAGGGACTTCTTGAAGAAGGGGGTGCTTACATCCTTGATAACATATCGAAGCGGGCTGCTAACGCTATCGGTCAATCGAAGTACTTTGACACACAGTTTAATAACGAAGAATTTGTAAATAGCGTTCTTGGGGGAGCCATCGTAAAGGGTGGCGTTGACTTCATAAAGGGTCCTCAAAAGAAGTCCCAAACAAGGGAGTCTGTAGAGTATGAAATAGCTGAAAGGGGACAAAAAATAATTGATTCTCACACATCAGAGAGCACTGTGGGTCAGTTAAAAGAGACGCTCAAAAAGCCGATGGAGACTCTGGAGTCTTTAAGGGTTCACCCTAATTGGGATTCCCTTGATGACACGAAAAAGGCTCACGTCTTTTCGATCAGTCAAGACATCAAAACGCTTGAAGATTCAGACGTGCAGGATCCTGTAACCGAGGCTCAAATTCAAAGACTCAAAAGTGAAAGGGAGCAAATTTTAAACCTTGGCACAAACGGGATTGATGCAAGAACGGTGGGTGTTTCTACGGCCCCTCAACGAGTTATGGTGGATGGGCAACAGGCGAATTTCTTCATAAACGAAGATGGGGATTACGAGCTTGAGTACAACAACGGGAAAAGTGTTGTAATCGAGAAGGGCGAAGGCGCGGCTGAAAAAATTCGCTCAATGGGGATTAAGACAGACACTGGAGACGTTGGGGAGATGGTAAAAGAAAACCAGAACACCCTCATCACTCCATCCCTTGAAAAGGGGGCAACAGTAGACTACAATGGTAAAAACGCTGTAGTCAATAGCTATAAAGAAAAGGGCGGCAAGGTTGTGTATCTTAATATAACAACTGAAGACGGCAAAAATCTTCAAATAAGAGATGGTGCACAGGGTCCTGGGCAACAGCTGTTGAATAATCTAAACAATCTCCCTTATGATCAAGAAAACCAAACAAGGGTATCAGGTGAAGTCGGAGTCGGGCAAGAACCTGTCACAACCCAACCTATCGAAACAACAAGCGGTGAAGCGCCTGCAACAAGTGGAGTTCTTCAAACATCAGACGAAGCCGCGCAAAGGGTAAACGATATATTGAGTGATATTTATTTCAATGTTCCCGGCGGACGAAGTGGCGGATTGTTGGATGAAGGATTTGGGAATGCCCCAGCAGCTCTCGATAGAGCGAATGCGGAAGGCGGAAATCAATATTCGGCTCATGGAATGGGGAAAACAACTATTGGTAAAGCATTTAGTGATTTATTCAATCTTTTAACCAAAGGGATAGACCCGACTAGAGGTGGAGGAAGGCTTTACACGGCTCCGTTATCAGGGGGTCAACAAGGGGCGGGAGCCGGAACCGGAACAGCTTCTGGAAACGCATATATGGATGGACCATTTACTCTTGTTGCAAATAGAGGTGTTGGATCGATAACCGACGTGTCTCAAATAGGCGGAATCATCGTAAATGACGGTCTTGTAAATGCAAGGCCCGAATTGCTTGACGCTCTAAGACAGGCGTTTCCTGATATTGTATTTGAATCTACATCAAACGCTGACCTGCTTGTTAGGCAATTAAATGCAAGAAGCGAAAGTCAACAAGCCGCTCAAACAGAAGCCGCTCCTCAAGCACAAGAAGAAATAGACTCTGTAAGACAGCGGATAAATGCAATTGAAGCCGCAAGAAGAGAGGGCAGAATCCTTGAAGATGAAAAGCCTAATGAATTAAAGGAACTTAAGGCAAGGGAAAAAGAATTATTGTCCCAAGAGACCAAACCGTCTGGACAAAAATTAACCGTTGGAAGCAAAATTCAATGGGACGTATTCGGCAATGAATCAATGAATGAATGGACTGTTGCTGAAGAAACTACAACTAGAGGCGGACAACCAGCGGTAAGGCTTACTCGGTTTATAGAACAGGGCGTTGCCGAAGGCGGCGGAATTGCGGGGTACACGCAAGAACACGTTGTACCAATCGTTGACTTGCAAGCCAAGCCAACCACCGAAAAGGCAACCGAAGGAACCAAGCCCGAACCTCAAAAGAAACAGCCACTCAGAAAACGCGTTGCATCACTGTTTGAAACATCCGAAGGGGAGAAGTCAGCAGAGAAGGTTGGTGAGTTCTTAAAGGATGCCAACATCGATGTAGAAGTACTGGACCCAAAAGATTTTGAGGAAAAGGGTTCACAAAGAAACTTCGAGGGAGATGCTGATGGTGTATTCTTAGTTGATAACAACACAGGCAAAATCTACCTGAACAGGGAGAAGATAAAGACCGCCGAAGGGAAGGTCATCGCGTTCCACGAGGGTATCCACCCGGTTATCAACATCATCCGCAACACTAATCCAAAGCAGTACCAGGCGATCGTCCAAGGATTGAAGGCAGAGGCTGCAAAAAATAGCGCTGTGGCTCAGGCCGCTGCCGATGTTGCTGCTTCTGAATACTACCAGGAGCAGGGTCCTTTGGCTATTGAAGACGAGACCGTTGTAGAAACCATGGCTCGTGTGGCTGCTGGAGATATTGACATCGACACGTTCGAGCCTACGTTCCGTGAGAAGTTCATCGACTTCATGAATAAGTTGGCTAAGATGCTTGGCCTAGGCCCTATCGCGGTAAACTCTCCACGAGTTGAGGTGAAGCGTTTGGCTGATCAGCTTAGCAAGGCGTTGAATGAGGGCGGTAAGATTAGCGATATTGTAGGGAAAAAGAATGTGGGTAAATTCCAGAACACTATTAGTGATGGACAATATTCTATAGATGCTAGAATAGCAGATAAAGGAGTTCAAGTTCCTCGAAGTGAAAAATTGCCATTGAAAATTGTGGCAAGCAAAGAGGAAGATGTTATGCGTAGGATAAATGAATTGTTAGACAAATATCCAAACGCATTAACTGATAAAGAGCAATGGAAAGAGTTGATGTCAAGAGTTTTCCCTATAACTGTTGATGGGGAAGTGTTTATACCAGCATTTCCAGAAGGACTCGCTAGAATGGCAGGAAGTGTGCAAGAGACTTTAAAAGAGATAAATAAAGTAAGCGACGAACAAAGAAAACTCGCTTCAGAAGGTTTGAAAAAAACCAAGGAGATTGGCGAGTTGTACAAGCAAGGAAAAATGGACGAGGTTGATACCGGTCTTTATTTCTTGTGGAATATCATGTCAATAGGTATAAGTCCATATCCTCAAGAATCTGGATTTCTTCAGGCTGTTAATGGTGGTGTAGACAAGTATATAAAACTTGCAGCTGCGGGTAAATTTAATGAAAACACTCTTAAAGAATACTTGAATTGGGTAGACGGAGTGCTTCCTAAAGGAACTCCTGGAGCCGGCTCAAAATCTAACTTAAATTCATTTGGTAAAAGTTTCTTATCAAAGGCGGCACAAGAAATTGAAAGTGGAGAATTTGAAGGGAAAACAAAACTGCAAGCTCTTCATGAAATTCTTTCTGATAGAAAAACACCAACCAACGAACTTAGAAGAAAATGGCAAGCAAATATGTCTGCCATGCAATTCAATAATAAGATTTTTGACTTTATCTTGCTTACTACTGGTCGTAGTGATTTGTTTGTTACAGACAGAGTTAGGGTAGATCACTTCTGGGACGGAAATAACTTTAAGAAGAAGCGTGGTTTAAAGGAGTCAACCTCTTTGTATGACGGAAGCGACTTGACGTATGGTGCAGCAGCAGGTGCTGGATTTACTAAGATATTATCAGATGTGCCTGGATTAGTGTTTAATGAATTGGCAAACAGAACTATGACGCCCATAGTTGAAAAGGCTTACAAACAGATAGGAGTAAAAGATTATCCTGAAGTAGGCAGATTTCACTGGGAAACATGGGTAGCTGCTAGTTCTCAGGAAGTTTCTCACGGATCTATTGATGCTATTGTACAAAGAAAAGAGAAAGGAGAGATACAAGATGCCGGTATTCGTCAAGGTAAATATGGCGCATGGGATTTTAATTTTGCGTACAAGAAAAGAGCGGGGAAAGATTTCGTTTATGAATTTGTAGACAATGACGGCAACACTTATGTGTTTGATAAGATTAATGATATTCAAGACGAGATAGAGAAACAAAAGAAAAAAACATACGAAACAAATAATAGATTTTTATTACCAGATGAAAAAGGAAACATATCAAGGCCAACAAAAGGCTTATCGACCGCTTGGTACGATACAGAACTCGTCGATGCAGAAAAATATTTCGAATTCCTCAGAAGCAAAGCAAAGGAAATCATTCCAGCACCTGATGTCGTTGAAGATCAAGGCGTCGTAATTGAAAAGCCGAAATCTGAAAAGATTTCTAAGGGAAAGAAACCGACTGGCCAGCCATCCAAAGGCATCAAACGCGGATCATACATCCCCAAAACACAACCACTAGCCGGCGCTCCAACCCCTCAAGGAGCGACCGGACCTATAGAAGAGCTTGTTAATGTGGCTGAGAGTTATGCTAAAAAGTTTAACATCCCTTACACCCGCCAGGCGGAATATGTTCCGATAGACGAAGATTTTTCAAAAGAACTTGCTGATGCCTACGAGGCGATGAAGCACGACCCAAGCAACCCAAAGGTTAAAGAGAGTTATGAGGATTTGATTCGTCAAACAAAGGATCAGTACGATGCCCTTGTGGATGCTGGATATGAGTTTACATTTTTTGACAGCAAAACCGATCCGTACAAGGGTAATCCGGTAGACGCAATGCGTGACCTGAGGGCCAATAAGAAAATGGCTGTTTATGGAACGTATGATGGATACGGAACTGGAAGTGAGTTAAATATTGGTCTTAAAGATCCAGCAGGAGGGCCAGACTTAAAGGTGAGTGACGTATTAAAGGCTGTTAAGGATGCTGGAGGAGAGGTTGTAAACAGCTCTGTTTACGAATCAAATACAGAGCCTACCTTAGTTGTTAAACTTAAAACAAAACTTGACGATAAGTCGGCAGACAAATTATCAAGCGATCTTGGTCAGGAGTCTATTGCCCAAAGGTTTGATGACGAAACAGGAAAACTTTATGGCCCTCAGGCCGAAAAGTGGGGTGACTTCAATCCTGAGTTTTTTGTAACACTGGACGGAAGAAGGGCTTCCGACACCTCAAATCCTATGCTTGCTGATACTGGACTTCAATGGCCTGATCAAAACGGGGTGATGCACAAGGTTACGGCTAATGACTTGTTCCGCGCAGTACACGACGCGTTTGGTCATGGATTAGAAGGGGCTGGGTTTAGAGCGAGGGGGGAGGAGAATGCATGGCAAGGTCATGTGCGTTTGTTTGTTGGTCCGGCCGTTGGAGCCATAACCACCGAAACTCGCGGTCAGAATAGTTGGTTGAACTACGGTCCTTATGGAGAAAAGAACAGGAAGGCCAAATTAGAGGACACTGTTTTTGCAGAACAGAAAACAGGGCTGATGCCTGAGTGGACGTGGACAGAAAATGTGGCTCCCGCTATGGATGAAGCTCCGCCAGAAACTGGCAAGCCAACCGCCCAACAATCCACCAAGATCCCCCGCACCCAGGCACAGGTTCGTGAGGCCGCTGAAAACGCAATAGACGCGGTAGAAGAAGCGATTGCTGACGGCATGAGTCCACAGCAGGCCATTGATGAAAACATCTCAAACCAGGAATGGTACGGTGATTTGAGTGCTGCCCAGAAGGAACAGCTGAATGAAATACTTCAAGACGAGTTCGGGGCCACTGCAAGTGAACCTAAACTACAGAACAACGCCCAGCGCGTAGCTGACCTGTGGGAGAAGGGTGGAAAAGAAGCCAAGGCAGAGATCAAGAACATTTTGGAGACTGACCCTGAACTTTCGTACATTTACAACAATTTCCCGAAGATAACTAAGCAGTTAGAAGAGCAGGGATTGTTGACTAAAACAGAGAATTGTCCATGATGACACCTAATAAACTCGATAAGAAAGCCGTTGACCTACTCATCCCGCGAATGAAGGATGAGTACAACGCATTTTACTTCTACCGTGCCGCCAGTAACTGGTGTCAGGGTGTTGGATTCTTCCAAGCCGCCAAGTTCTTTGCTGCCGAGTCGCAGGATGAGCTTGAACACGCAAAGAAGATTGAGGATTATATCACCGACTGGAATGTAATCCCAGAACTACCCACCGTGGCTCGTCCACAGCTTGAGTTCTCCAGCATCGTAGAGGTTTTGGAAGAGGCTTACAAGATCGAGTACGACTTGTACGAGGCTTACGAGGAGACTTCGAAGAAACTTTTCGAGATTGACCTGTGCGTGTTTGACTTTTTACAACCACTGCGGTTGATACAGAACAAGTCTGTTGCTGAGTACAGCGACAAACTAAACCTGCTCGAAGGAGTAGAGGGTACTGACAAGTTCAAAGCACTGTTATTGGAAGAAAAGTTATTCCCCGTAAATGGCTAATCCCTGTAAAATAACCTTTAAGAAGACCAAGGACGGAAAGGCGAAGGAGTACACCTACGCTGAGTTCATGACTGCCCTGCAAGATGGATTGTTCCAAGAGCTTGTGGATGGCGGACTTTTGAATGCGAATAAGATTCCAGGAGAAAATCCGTTTGCGGCAGCTGCTCCAAAGGAACAGAAGGGTCCGTCGGTAAAGGAAAGGAAGACCATAACCACAATCAAGAATAATCCGGACATCTCTGACAAGGTAAAGAATGCGTTTTCATCTGATCGCATCAACTACAATCAGTTGCCTAACGATGTTTCTGTAGCAGAGGCCAACGCGATTATCGAATCACTTGGTATGGAAGAGGCAGATAAATTGGCCAAGACTGGAAACAAGGATATGCCATCCGCGTTTAGAATTACCCTCGCTCAGATATTGATTAAGAAATACAACCAGGCGGGGGAATACGGAAAGGCTGTAGATGTTGCTCAAGACATCGCTGAACTTGCTACCGATTACGGTCAGGCGATTCAGGCTCTTTCTCTGTTCGCAAGACTTACTCCAGAAGGGGCATTGCTTGCAGCTACCCGCATGGTAAAGAAGAATAAGGACAGGGCGGTAAGCAAACATAAATCGAAGGCGACAGAGGTTAAAAACACGATCAACAAGATTAACAAGGAGACCGCTAAACAAGTGGCTCAAGTGGCTCAAGCCGAGATGGAAAGGACCACAGCTAGTGTTAAGATGGTTGATCGTCCCAAGACTTATGGTAAAAAGAACAAACTAGTAACCTTAGAAAGATACGAGAAGGCTCGTGCCGCCCTAAAGGGTAAGATGTTCAGTGCGGTTGTTCCCCCTCCCGAACTCATTGAAATCGCTATGTTTCATATTGAGGCTGGGGCAAGGAATTTTGCCGACTTTGTGAAGCGAATGAAGGAGGATTTTGGAGAAAGGGCTAATGATTATTTACAGCCGGCTTATGATGAGGCGGTTTCAAGGCTTGATGCTTCTGAAAAGCAAAAGGCGATTACGTCTTCGGTGAATAAGTTTGGGAGATTGATCTCCGAGCAGTTGCCCCGTCAAGCAGATCGCAGGAGTAAGGTTGAAAAACTTCAAGAACTTGCCGATCAAATTGATGCGGAAACGGGGAACGATGCGTTCAACCAGATTCTTAATGATTACAAGGCCATCCTAGCCCAAGAGCAGGCGGATAACGATGCTGTAAAGGCTCAGAAGAAACTAGACAAACTCGTTGCCTTCATGGGGACTGAGGCTGGAATCAGAAAGGGACTCAAGGAAATGAATGTGAGAATAGGTGACTTGATTAAGCAGCACTATTCTGAGGTTGATGCGACAAAGGAAGACCTTATCAACAAACTCGTAAATGAGGCTGGATTGACTGGTGTTGAGGCCGATAACTTAGCTAACAAAATTCAGTCTGAGTTTGAGACCCTTGTTGCAGATAAAAAGAGAAAGGCCATCGAGAGATTAATGCCGAAAGGTCCACGCACAACTGCTCGTAAGGAGGCATTTGAAAAACTCGTAGAGGCATCCAACATTGGGGCCGTAGACGAGGCGATGGTTAATGACGCAATAGCTGAGGCTCTTGGGGTTCCGTCAAGCCTAACGCCTGAACAGGCGGCTAAGATTACTGAACTGGCCAACGCGGTTCAAGAGGCAAAGACTGAGCGTGAAGAGCTACGTGCAATACAGAATTTACTATCTTATCAGCAGAACATTAATGGCATTTCTTGGTTTGAAGTAACTCAAGCCGTGTGGATGGCCAATATGTTGTCTGGATGGAAGACACAGACCATCAACATGATAGCCAACCTTTACAACACTGGAGCCCTGTTTGCTAATGCCGCCCTTCAGCGCAGCACAAGCAGAAGGTTATTAGTAAAGGGTTTGGCAGTTGGATGGAAACGCGGATTTTTTGAGGGTCTTGACAGCCTAAAAACGGGATACAGCCCGATTCGAGATAAGTCAGAAATCCCAAACATACTTGAGCGCGTAACATTTAAGGGCGGAAAGTTTAATCCAGTTAACTACGCCAAGTATGTTCGACGTCTTATGACGGCTGTTGATGTTTTATCCTTTGAGGGATTACGCCAGATGCGTTCATTCCAGATGGCGTACAAGAAGGCGGCTGCTGAAAACGAAGGATTTTCCAGCAAAGAATTAAGAGACAAAGCTCTTGAGATATTAAACAGGAAAGATGAGACATTGAATGCCGCAATTGATCAGGCAAAAGATGAAAGGGCAGTAAAAGAGGCGTTGCTCAAGGATGATTTTGAGGATGGAAAAATTACTAAGGAAGAGTTCATGAAGCAGATGGACTTTGCTAAAACTGACGAACGATTCCGAATCCACGAATTGATTGAAGAAAAACGTGATAGTGATATAATGATTGAGGCAAAGGATTACGCTGCTCGCGGTACGTTCAATCACCCGCCAAACGGATTGCTTGGTCTTCTTTCTCAATACATGAACTCCGCGAAGAGGGAATGGCCAGCGTTGAATTTTGTAGTGCCATTCGTAAACGTAATCTCTAACGTAGCCAACGAAACGCTTAACTACACCCCTGTAGGTTTTGCTCGTGCAAGAAAGGAAGGTGGGACATTGACTGGACTCAAACCTATTCAGGATTGGGACGCTCAGAAGAGAACTGATCTGATGATAAAGGCGACTATGGGAACAGGCCTTATGGCTTTGACCTACCTGTTGACTAAGTTAGACGATGATGACGAAGAACCAGTTCTTGAAATTACGACTAATGGGTTCAATGACTTTGCTAAGAATAAAGAACTTATGGAGACCGGATGGCAACCATACTCTGTGAGGGTGAAGAATCCTGTTACCGGAGAGTATTCGCCTTGGTTCTCTTACAAGACAAGCCCATTCATGCTTGGTCTTTCGTTCATTGGATCGCTTGGAGATGCTGAAAAGTATTTAGGGGAAGACATCTCTGCTGATGGATACAAGAAGATGTCTGTAGCGGCCACGGGGCTTACAAGGTCTTTCCTTGATCAAACATTCCTTTCATCTGGAGAAGACTTCTTATCAAGTGTGCTTGACTCAAGGGATAAGGACTTAGTTGACAATGTTCGTGATGCGGTTATTAAGACAGGAACTACTATTGTTGTTCCGGCCATCTACACTCAGACCGCTCAAAAGATTTCAGATATCATGGAAATCCCACAAAAAGAAATCCGTGATACGTACTTTGGTAGGGTGTTCAGGGACATCCCTGTTGCTCGGGATAGGTACAATAATGTGATTAACGCCCTAGGAGATGAAGTTCCCTACGACTCTGACTTGCTAATTAGCTCTGACAAGGGTAAGCCAGAAGATAGGCTTTGGAACCTTGTTATTTCTAAAAAACAAACTATTGGCACACCTAAAGCGCCAGAAACGTATTTGGATAAGGATAATAACGAAGTTCAGTTAACCGAAGAGCAGACGTACAGTTTCATGAAAATCAGGGGTTCGTACATTAAAAAAGCGCTAGAAGAGAACTACGACGCCCTTAGCAAGTTAAGCAATGCCGATTTCTCCAAGTACTTAACAGGTTTAAAATCACAGGCTACAAGCATTGCTAAGTCTTCCTTCACCACAGAGCAAAAAGCGTTAGACAAGAAGATTGCTCGAGATCTAAAAGAACAAAAGTGGAAAATTGAAGATATACTAGAAAAAAACGAATCTGAATAACTTTATCATCGTATATTTGCACCGCAATGATAGTAGAGCACACTCAATCGTCTAACCCAATAGATTCAATCATCGCCATAGTCCTTACGGCATTTGCTGCTGTTGTGTCCTGGCAAGAACAGGCCGAGTGGGCGTTCCGTATTCTGTCATTAATGTTGGCATCTACAGTCTCTGTTGTTGTGCTTTTCGGCCACTACAAGAAGACAAAGAAGAAGAGGTAGTCTGTCTCCCAGCTATAAATAACAAAGGGGGGCAGCGTTTACTGTCCCCCTCAAATGGTTTTGCCTCCCGGCATTTGCGCTAAACCGCGACAAATCTAATACAAAAAAGCTAAAAATCCTAATTAGCATTTATTTTAACAAAATAAATTTGACTAAGCATTAAATTGTGACTAATTTAGCCGCATTGGAATAAAGTTCAATGTCAATGTTTTGGTAGGTGATCAACTCCTGGGCAACGGCTCGGGAGTTGTTTTTTAAATGAACAATTATGATACGAATAAAGATAGCCGACCCACTGTTCCCCGAGCTTTCGGAGTACAACCGATTACTTAGTGAGTTTAAGGGGCTGTTCCCCCACGTTTCAGTTACGGTCACAAGAAGGAGTTCTGATTACGCAATGTCCACTGCCTGTTTTACCGACTCCAGCACCGGCCGTATCGAAAGCTTCTTCTCAATCTACCCGCACTCCCCCAACGCCGCAGTTGGACAGGTTAAGGCCGATATAATGTCTGTGGTGCAGGGGATAAGGTCGTTTGGAGTCCCTGTTGAGTACATTGATTCGGTTCAAGAGCCGAGGGAGAGCCTTCACATAACAAGGGCAAGGCTGTCAGGGTGCGTGTCCATCAAGCAGATGGTGTCTATGCTGGAGGACGCTAACCACGAAAGGCTTCCGGAGGTGCTTTCATTCATTGAATCTAAGAGGGCATCGGGCGGCAGGCCGAGCAAGAGGTCTGTAGTTGATCTGATATTTTCGGGGGCTAAGGAGGAAAAGCGGGCGCAGCCAATGAGAACGGGGCTAGAGTGGGCGCAGGTCAAGTCCAGGTGGAAGGACCGTTTTCACGACTCTAAATTTGCTAAAACATACAAAAGTCTTGATGAATTTTGTACCTTTGCCACTGACCAGGAGTGTTCGCAATGATAACAATAGACTCGGTAAGCACAATACAGATAGAGGGGAACGACATGGTGTCGTTTCTCGACGCGAATGGGGATTACATTCAAACGCTGAGTCAGGTTGTCCCAGACAACGCCCCGACATACATTTCATACAGGTACGATAAGATTACGATTGCACAGGACCCCGGGACTGGCATTACGTTCTCCGTGTACGCCATCACGGCAGTGGGCGGAAACTCGTTCCCTGCCCTGACTTTTAAGGATACATCAGACACCGTTCTTGCCAAAACAAGGGAGGTGTACAGGCTGCTTGTTACATCTGTCTTCAAGGGTTGCTGCGACTGCGGGGATACAACCCCGGAGTGTGCGATTCAGTACGAGGTGGGGGATATAACCCAACCGGGCAAGTTCTCTTACGATGGGGCAACGATCAAGTTTTCATACACCACGGCGAACAATCAGGACTTCACAAACTTTTACCCAATAGTTCAGGACGGATCTTGGGTGTTTTTATTCAGCAAAACAGATCCAACGGTTTACGCCGTGGTTCAGCTGTCAGGGTATACCGACGGGGTAACCTGTGCGATATTTACAGCAACAGAGCTCGACTCCAACGGAACCCCGTTTGTTGAAGGGACTCAGTTCTGCGTGGATTTCACAAGCGTAGGGGGCAACCTTGTTCAGGGCTTCCAAGACGTTCTTGATATCGATTCTGTTTTGACATCAGACAATGATATTGATACGTCTGGGTACAGATTTAAGTTCTCCAACACTTACGAGTTCAGTGCGGAGTCCACATCGGGGGAGGAGATAGCCGTTGGTGCTGGCTACGTAAGGGTTAAGACCCCTAACTACGGCACGGCAACTACGGGAATGGTGCTGGCCCTTGATGGGGCTGGGAATGTGGAGTACATCACCCCGCCGGCCGGAACGGGCACCGTTACATCTATAGAGGTGAGCGGCGGAACGGGTATATCTGTGTCTCCTGCTGGTCCGATAACTACATCAGGTACATTTACAGTAACTAATACTGCTCCAGATCAGGTGGTTGTACTTACTGCAGGTACGGGTATATCTATTTCGGGTACATATCCCTCATTTACTATTGCGGGTACAGATTCACTTTTGTATGGTGTAGCATCAGGGACAAATAACTATACTGTAACTATTACTGGGGTTACAGCCTACACAGCTGGTGATGCCTATATAATTAAGTTTACAAATGGTAATGATAATGACTCTGATATTGACATTAACGGACTAGGTATCAAGACTTTAGTCAAAGAGTTTAATGTACAGCTTACTGGGGGAGACATTGTATCAGGGCAACAGTTAATCATCATGTATGATGGTACTAACTTCCAGACTCTTGGAGTAGCTCCTAACCAACTATTTGCTTATGTAACTAATGATGATTCAGTTACTATAACCAAGGGTCAGCCAGTATATGCATTTGGCGCAGCTGGTAACAGGATGAGTGTTAAACTTGCTGCTAATACTTCAGATGCAACATCTGCTCAAACGGTTGGTGTAGTTTTTTCTAATTCTATTGCAGCCGGACAAAAAGGATTTATTATTACTCAGGGTGTTATATCAGGATTAAATACTAGTATGTATAGTCCTGGTAATCAGTTATACTTAGGTTCAACAGCAGGTTCTCTTACTAACGTCAAACCATATGCACCTAACCATCTTGTATATATAGGTATTGTAGAAAGGGCAAACGCAGGTAACGGTCAGATTTACATTAAGCCTCAAAATGGATATGAGTTAGATGAACTTCATAATGTTCAGGCACAAACACCCACTGTAAATGATGTTTTATATTATTTTGGAGGAAGTCCTGGTCAGTGGAAGACAGCTTCTATATCCACTATTCTTGGTTATACACCATTAAGTGCTGCCATTACATCACTTAATGCTTTAACGGATGCTTCTCAAACATTTGCTATAGGGACAACTGGTACAGACTTTAATATTAGCTCTGCCACCTCAACACATACCTTTAACCTTCCGACCGCTTCAGCAACCAACAGGGGGGCTCTTTCTTCAACCGACTGGTCCACGTTTAACTCTAAGGAGCCGGCGATATCTGCGGGCACGACCCTGCAGTATTGGAGAGGGGATAAGTCTTGGCAAACCCTTGACACCCTTGCTGTTCCAGAGAATTCGAATCTGTATTTTACCGACTCAAGGGCAAGATCGGCAATATCCCTCACCACAACCGGCACCAGCGGCGCGGCTACGTACAACAGTTCCACGGGGGTGCTGAATGTTCCCCAGTACACCGGAAGCGTCCCTTACATCTTTGGCACCCACGCGGTTAATGCTGTTATTGGGGCTGGAGCAACCCTGTATTGGACAAACCGGATCACGGGTGCAGGAGCCGGAACACTGGCTCAGAGGCAGTCATCCATGACCTTTAGCGGTACGGCGTCTCATCTTCAGGTTCGAACCTCTACGACTCAGCCTGTTTCAGGAGCTTTGACGTTTACGGTTCAAAAAAACGGCGTAGACACCGCTCTTGTTCTTGTGATTGCCGCCGGATCAGCCGCCGGGGTGTACGATAACGTTATTAATACGTTTACCTTTGTAGACGGAGACCTGATCAGTTTCAAGGGCGTGAACAGCGCTACTGGAAATAGCGCGGGTCTTTACGATATCCAATTCAACTGCAACTAATGGCTTATACATTCACAAAAACCGGATCTACATGGTCCTTCAGGGTCGGAACGATCACTCTTGGTCTTAACGAGAATCTGCCGTCTCACCTTGAGGTTATCAACCTTCTTAACGACGCCACAAACGGCACATCTTACCGGGATTACATGGAGAGTCTTTTGACTTGGGAAAACTCTGTATCCGGCTCCGCTCTGCAGGCCTTTCGGGACGTGTTCGGTCTGTACGCTATCGACCCTCCGGCTCCACCTATTGAAATTGATCCAAATCAATAATTATGAACAAGAATCTCAAAAAGCTGATCTACAAGCTCAATCTTTATGACGGAGTGTGGTCGATCCCTCTTTCCTTCCTGATATTTTTTCTGGTCGGCAAATACTCTTACGAGTACTTCAATTCGCCCCTGATCTCCGTGGAGTATTATCAGGTGGTGTTTATGGCTGCTATGATCATGGTTTTCGGCAACTTCGTTGTATTTTTGGGCCTCAATCTCAACTTCAGAAGCTTGCAACGCTACTTCTATAGCAGAGAGATAAAAGACCACGTCCAATACTCATTAAGCACATGGCAACGGATAAAGCTGTACGTTTTTGTTTACTCATTCTTTTTCTGTGCATTCCTGTTTTTGGTCTGGATGCTTCTGACGGTTACTGCGTCAGGGCTACCGCAGACTATTATGTCGGAGTAACAGAAAAGGGAGGAAACAACCGGGGGTTTACAAGTAAGGCCCTTCAGGAAGAGCTCAAGAACGCGGGTTGGCAGCCCGGACACGCATGGTGCGCGTACTTTGTCAAGGCAATGCTTGACGATTGCGGTATTCCGAATACGGTTACCGGATGGTCTCCTACGGCATACAATCGAAAAGACGTCATCTACACCGATGGTCGGTTTCAGAAGTCATTCAGCGACAACGACGTTCTTGTTGCCACATACACTTATCAGAGTTTTGTCGGTAAGCGATTCAAAGGGATCGGTCATACCGGTGTTGTGGATAAAATCGGGAAGTATTCGATTCGAGCAATCGAGGGGAACACCAATGACCAAGGCATGCGGGACAGCAGGGCCGGAGACGGGGTTTACATAAAGATTCGTCCCCTGACCCGGAACGTCCATATCACTCGCTGGGGCAAGAGGCGTTAAAGGAAGAAGTAGATGAATGCCGCTCCGGCGGTAGCTACCCCGGCATAGCATTTCCAGAAGATCTTTTTTCGGCGCTCTGACTTCATGGCGCTTGTTTCAGACTCAAGCCTCCTCTGTAGGTACTCGATGTTCTTTTCCAGAGACTCAATGGTTGCCCGATCGTTCTCCAAGGACTCAGAGCACAGCTTGTTGTTTTCTAGCGCAAGTTCAAGAGCCACCTCTGCTGCACGCAACTGCTCTTTGTACATTCGAATTCTCTCAGACCTCGCATCCAAGCTGATCTTGTCCTGACGGATTGTTTCTGCGGCTGCAGACACAACCTCTTGAGCTTCCCTTGGAATCTTCGGAGCATCATTCACTTGGCTGAAGCCTGCCTGAGCGATACTCATTGAGAAGATAAGTCCAAGAATTGTTGTAAGTCTTCTGAAGTGAATCATTGGATAGATGAGGTATTTGTGAAACAAATGTTCTGGAGTTCTTGATCCTGAGGAATTCCTGTTCCTCTCTCTGTTTATCGTAGACGATAAAAGAGTCGATAGCAGCCTTGGTTTGGAGTACAACCTGAGTGTTTTGTTGCATCTCTTGGTAGTAGCCCTCATTGATTTCGCGGAGCCTTTCAATGGCAATCCTTTCGGTTTGGTTCTCAGTCCTCACCGATCCTATGTTGTAGACCAAGAAGAAGGTCCCAAACAGGACAGCCACAACCAGGGCAAGGATGATCAGTGTGTATATGTTTTTCGTCTTGTCCATAGTACAAATTTACTCAAAATTTGCATACCCCAAGTCTTCCCACACAGGAGATTCGTTCATTGTTTTTTTTCTTGCAAATTTAATGGTATTCCCGCAGGTATTCTTGCAAGAAGTTCACTACCTTTGATGTAGCACATTCACAGTGCGTATAATTAATATGCCAAGACGGAACTCAAGAACGCGGTCTAACACGGTAAGGAAGGCCGGCCCCAAGAAGGGGAGCGGTGGGAAAATAAGATCCACACAAAAGATTGTTGATGGCATACAGTTCAAGTCAATGCTTGAGGTGTTCACTTACAGAAAGCTGCTTGAGTATGAACTCAGGTTTGAGTATGAAAAGAAACGGTTCGTGGTTATGCCTGGGTTTGACTACCCTGAGTGTTCGTGGGAAAGCAAACCAAGTGGGGACTACGAGGACAAGGGGCATGGAAGGGTGAGGGACATTACCTACACCCCGGACTTTGTGGGGTATGATTTGCACGGCAATATGCAGTGGGTTATAGAGTGCAAGGGCTTCGCCAACGAGCGCTTCCCCAACACGTGGAAGCTGTTTAAGCAGACCCTTATCCGGGAGGGGAATCCTGTTCCGCTGTACCTCCCAAAAAACCAAAAGCAGGTGCTTGAATCGATTGAGAAAATATTGCTCTTAGGCAATCCAACCCCTCTCCCTTGATTCTTTAGGGTGTCGTTCTACATACTCGTGGCAGTTCCTACACAGGGCCATCCATGTTTTAACGTTTAAGTAGTTCTGACCCCTCCTGTGTACGTGGTGTACGTCAGTGGACCTCAAGAAGCATCCTTGCAGATTTAGTTTGCACTGCGGGTGGTTTTTGAGGAACACATCACGAAGTGCGTAGTACGCCCTGTCTTCTTTCTTCTTCTTTTCGCTTACCTTGTTTATCCTGTTTTTAGTTCCATGGGCGATCTTGCACTCCGTGTTACCACAGGTGACTTCCATGGTGCTGTACTTTGGGGTAAATGGTGCTTTGCACACCCTACACAACTTTGCTTTTTTCATAGGTGTTTCGGCAAAGAAACTTATTCATCTTTAGTGAATGGGAGGAATTGCCGCCTCAAAGTTAAATTAAATTTTGGTATTTCAAACGAATGAACTATATTTGTTCCGTGAAACTGACATTGCAGATAAAATTGCTGCCTGATAATAAACAGGCAAATGCTCTCAAAGATACTTTGAAGGAGTGTAATACCGCCTGTAATGAAATTTCCAAACGGTGTTTTGAGAAAAAGATTTGGGGGCAATATAGAATCCATCACGAAGTTTACTATTCTGTAAAATCCTCTTTCAATCTTTCCTCTCAAATGGTTGTAAGATGTATTTCTAAGGTTGCTGACAGCTACAAGTTGGATAAGAAGGTTCAACGAATATTTAAGCAGTTTGGCAGCATTGCTTATGATAGCAGGATTCTTACCTATAAACAATCCGAAGTATCTATTTGGACTGTTGAAGGTAGATTGAAAATTCCTTTTGTTTGCCACAACCCCCAATACATTCCATACATTAAAGGCGAAGCGGATTTGGTTTACAAGAAGGGTAAATTTTACATTTTTCAAACTGTTGAAGTTCCCGAAGAAGATATAAAAGATATTGAGGAATTTATCGGTTGCGATTTTGGACAAACAGATATTTGCACTCTGTCCGATGGCACTAATTTTAATTCTGAACAACTTAAAAAGATTCGTAAAAAATATTCTAAAGTAAGAGCTTCGGTTCAATCCAAAGGCACTAAAGGAAGCAAGAAACTTCTGAAACGGCTTGGCGGGAGAGAACGAAGATTCGCTACAATTTCTAACCATACAGTTAGTAAACAGATAGTAGCTAAAGCCAAAGAAGAAAATAAAGGCATAGCTATTGAGGATTTGAGTAAAATTAGATTTACCGCAAAGCCAAAAAGCAAAGCACAAAAGACAGAACTTAACCGTTGGAGCTTCTATCAGCTTCGTCGATTTCTGACATACAAAGCGTTGCTTAATGGCATTAAACTTGCGGTAATTCCACCTGCTTATACTTCTCAAACTTGCTCTGTTTGTTTGCATATTGGTAAAAGAGTAGCGAAAAAATTTACTTGTGAAAACTGCGGAAATATTTCTGATGCAGACGAAAACGCTGCTAAGAATATTTCTGCATGGGGTGTCGCTGTAAATACGCCCGAAAAGAATAATATGTTTTGCTCTCTGCATTCGTGTTAATTCTTAAGCCTATTGGTCTTTAGCCAATGGGTAGTTTACTTCAGTTTTTTGGAAATTCAGTTCCTCCCCCCACAGGCTCTGGCTCATTAATTTTTTTGAAGTGCCTTGCGTAAATGGCGTTGGTGTACTCTTCCGCCCATGTGACCACGTCTTCTTCGTGGTTGTCTACATCCCAACTGTGTATCAGTAAAGACATATGGATCATTTCGTGGTTAATCAGGGTAACATCCCGGTAATCACCGTGCAGTGCGGATCTGTTAATAAATACAAAGGGCAAAGGATCGGTATTCAACAGGGTGTCCTTAGGATCGTAGTTGGCAAAACCATCTATGTAGGTACCCCCCTCAGCTATCCTGTTAATACATTCGATCTTGCTGACCCCGTGCATCTCCTGGACACTGTAGTAATCAAACAGTTCTACGGCATTATTCCCAATGAGTAGAACAAACTGTGCATAGTATATCACTTCCATTCTGTCAAGTTATATGTTTACTTTTTATAGCCCTATACTGAAATTTATATCCATCTCCACTCTGTCTATCTTGTATGAATTTAATTCTTCCTATCTACTGTTTTTGGATATAGGAGGAAGGTTTTATTCGCCTATATGTAAGTTAGCGGTAATGCTACCACGCATCCATAACGACATCGCAACTGTCAAACTTTTGTTTAGTCCAATCTATTGAGCCATTATTATCTACCCATACCGCTTTTTGTTTACAATAAATCTTTATACCATCAACTCTCAACTGATGAACCACATCTTCCATTTCCTCATCACTCATATTATTTGCAGGTTTTATACTTTCCTTTACAAAAGTTTGAAGTTGCTTTTGTTCTTCGCAGTTACACACATATCTACTGCGTTGTTTGCTTCCACATCCTGAAAGCACTACCGCTAACAACAAACTTGCAAAAGCAAGGGTTAATCGGTTAATTGAAAATCTGTTTTTCATTTTGATATTTGTTTTTAAGTTAAAAATTTGTACTTCTAAATCCTTTCCTTCGCAAGTTTGCAAAACGTTATAAGTAATTTTTTACAAATTCCGACATTTCAACCAAAGAGGCATCTCTCCTTCCTGTATTTGCAAATACTGTAGTTAAAACAATGTTATCTTTTTTATATCCAATACTATTATCTAATCTATCTAAACTTGGTTTTCTCAATTTGTCTTTTAATGTAAAGTCTATAGGTATATTTAACCAATAACACATACCGTTTTGTTTGTTTTTTAAGTGTTCTAAAAAAGCACCATTTATTTTATCATCAACATCGTGTACTTTCTTATTCCTACCATCTGGCAATTTTTGATTTTTAGCCTTCCTTGATGATAATGTTGACATTAACCTATATTTCCAATTTGAATTATAACAAACTTTACATTGCCCTCTTTGTTTGCCATTGCCTCTACTTGAATATTCAGCTAACGGTTTTAATACTTTACACTCTATACATTCTTTCATAATTATATCAATTTAAAACTACTTATAACAGCACATTGGCGGCATTAAAACGACCGCCAATCTGCAAAACGTTAGCTGCTATTTTGGGACAACCCCTCAACTTTTCTTGTTGATTTAGATCAATCAAAACGGCACCCCGTCGCTTTCGTAGACATACTCTCCCACAAGCTCTCTTCTGCCGGAATTATTGATCTTGGTTAATATACTGTTTTCTGAGTCTGTTTCGTACCAGAACGCTACCGGCTCTCCCTGACTTTCATCCGGGTCAGGTAGCAATGTAATATTTTCCGGGATGTAGACATACGACTTCCCGGCCTTTCTGCAGGCCAAGGCTTCCTTGCAAACAACTGTCAGGCTGTTCCCGGGAGGAGGAGTCCCTCCGCCAGAAAAGATAGCCATGATGTCCTTGGTTTTGATTATTGGGACCGTGATTTTTGTCATACGATGATCTTGATTTTGCTGACGTGATCCATTATTGGATACCCCATATTGGTCAGGATTTCAAACACCTGATCGGCAACAGCCCGAAAAGCTTTTTCGACACTGTACTTCTTCACAAAGGTTTTGTTCTCCACATGACCGATGGTGCAGTACGCTTTCTTGTACTTGAATTTGTCCCCGAGTTTTTGTTGCGAGAACTTGGGGTACAGTTTTCTCATGGACCATATTGCAATGTGACGAGCCCTGACGTAATTCGCCTCATTGGTTTTTCCATCGGTGATGTCTTCCTGCGGAATAAGGGTCACCAGACTGACTGCTGATAGCACGTCTGCCCATACGTTCATTGCCGGGATCTTTGATACGTCCTCGATTCTTTTCTGCACGATGTCGATCTGTTTGTATATCTCGAATTCGTACTCGGACTTTGCGATCTTCGCAAGGTCTGTCAACATTTCCATTCTGTGGTTGGGATGGCAGAAGGCCACCATTCTTTCGATCTCTCTCATCTTATTCGATTGTTTTGTTGATTACCATTGATTTTGGAACCACGATCCCATTGGACAGCATAAGCTCCCCGCGCATAGGGTAGGCTCTCCACACGGACAGCGTGTCTTTGTAGATCACGACTCTTTTGCCAACAAGAGGCTCCATGAATTCTCGTTCTGTCTTGATGCCATTTGAGATGTGATGGCAGATGAATATGACCCCTGCGAATATCATTCCGATTGTCAAAAATGCGATAAGTTTGAGTTTCATATTTGTGTGTTTTAATTTTCCATTTCAATCCAGTTCACCCGGTCCTTCTTAAGGCATTCGAGGATCGTGTTTCTCAGGCTGCGGGCGTTCGCTTCTCCCATGATTGCGACATCACTTGGATGCAGAAGAATGTCGTCTACGACCGTCCCGTTCATTTGCCTGAGAAGCTCGAAGTCCCACTCACACTTTTCTTCTATGCCGTCAAAGCAAGCTATAACCTTGCCCTTGTGGTAGTCAGCCTTTTTGTAGGCTCTTTTATTCAGTTGTATCATGTGTTAAATTATGATGTGCATTTTATTTACGTGAATAAGTATTGAGTAGCCCTTGGACTCAAGTATTTCGCAGGCCTGTAGCATGAGCGTTCTGAAGGATTTCTCTGTAGCGTAGAGGCTTGGCACGGACTTGTTCTCAACATGGCTGACGGTGCAGTGCTTTCGTGGGTGGTCAAACATATTCCCCAAGTTGGTCTGCGAGAAGTGCGGGGCCAGCTTCCTCATAATCCAAATCGCGATGTGTCTTGGCCTTGCGTACTCCCTCTCGCGAGAGTGTGCCGACGTGATTAGATCCACAGGGACAAAGGTCACCTCACTGACCGCAGACAGTATGTCGTTCCACACGTCTTTGGGGGACATGGATTCGGGGGGCGTCGGGGCCTGTTGATCAGCATTAATCTGCCGATAAATTTCAAACTCAAATTCGGGCTTGGCAACTTTCGCAAGTGTTGCCAGCATCTCGGCCCTGTGCGGGTATCGGCAAAAGGCTACTAAAGTTTCAATCTCGTTCATTTTTTTAGTGTTTAAAGTGTTTGTTTTTTAGGGTTGTACATTGCTGCGTAACGTTATGACTTTACAATTTTGTTTGTTTTGTCAAGGTTTTACTTGACTTGGTTACCGGGACAGGATTCGAACCTGTATGATAAGTAACTTTAAGACCCTGTTGTAAACTTATCTCATCTTGGGTCAGCGTCTACCAATTCCGCCACCCGGTAAAATCAACCCAGACCAACAACGGAAGCAAGAGTGTTCAAGCCGCCTCTCGACTTATATTGTTGCGGTCCGGGTCGAGAATTAAATTTTGTACAACTCGTCTCCCGTTTCTTCGTAGAGCTTACTCATCAGTTGTCTCATTTTGGCGCTGTCTTCTATTGACGGACGAATCGACCTTCTTGCAGTCAACACAAACAGTTGCCGATGCATTTCTCTTACCTCTTCTGATGCCATTTGTTTTGTAATTAAGGTTTCAAGTACTTCCAGGTCCCCGCAACGGCCGGAATCATCAGTACATAAATCGCGATCTTCATCGCTCCATCGGAGAGTTCGGCGAAAGAAAGGAAGAGGATTATCACCACTATACAGCAAAGTATGGTGAACATCCCCCTCCCAGCTTCCTTCATTCCTCTCCCGAAATCGTCAAGGTACGACATGGGTTTGATCTTTAATTCTAGATGTCTTGCAATTTTTTGCAAATATAAATCTATATGCGTTGTTTGTGCAAATTATTTAACATTTAATGTTAAGAACTCCTAGATAATTTTCGGATCAATTCAAAAAAAATATAGGTTTTTTCGGTTTTTGTTTTACATTTGCTGCGTTCTCACATTGCAGTGTTTGACGGCAGTGCAATGCGGGATGTAAGATCAAAATCTTACCCTGAAATGCCCTTGGTCCGTCAAACAAGGGCTTTTTTTATGCCTAAGCGCACAGAAATATCAAGTATAATCTCAAGCGACACACTGTTTTCGAACGTAGAAAACATAAAGTGGCTTGAGAGGTTCGTTGAGTTCAAGCGGGCATTCCCAAACTCCGTGATATATAAATACTCTGCCTACCGAGTTGAAAAACTTGGGAGGTTAAAAATGTCACGTAACACAATCAAGAACACGATAGACAAGTTCATCGAGCTTGGTTGGGCAACAAAGAATAAATCTCACCTCATTTTAATATCTAAAAACAAATTGTCTGCGCTCTATGGGGCAAAATCTCATAGAAAAATCAAATTAGACACAACCCTATCCGTTAAGATTCAATTACAAGCAAAGGTGTTTAGCAGAGCCATCAATCGCTCTCGCTATGGTAAGTGCATGCAGGAAGTACAAGGTAAAAGCATCAGGCGTAAATACGCTAAATCACTCAGTGGCACTCCGCAGGAACTTTCTAGCAAAAAGATTGGGAAAATTTTTAACTCATCACAAACTCAAGCTCTAAGGGTGGTAAGAAGTCTGGAGAACAATGGGTGGATCACTGTACAACGGCAAAAACTCAAACATTTGGGTAAGTGTTCAGCCAAGCAGTGGCAGTTCAGAAAGGCGTGGTGGAACAAGAAGGAAAGTGTCGACAACTGCTTTTGGCATTTGGGGCATTTCTTCCATCTTCCATCTAATTCTTACCTCATGAATAGCATACCCTAAAGATGCTAGAATTCCTAACCATTTTTTGACCAAGCAAAAAAAATCATCAATCAAATAAGGCTCATTTTACTGAGGTAATCACACTCCTCATTCATTTCCCTTGGAATCCATTCTATTTCAATGTTTGAGAACGCCCCAAACATTTTCTTACACTCTAAGCCGTAGGGCAGGTACAGTCCGTTTGCCCCGAACCCCCACACCCCATTCATTTGATTGACAACTAGGCTGGAGTCCCCCCTGACAAGTATGTTGTGGTCAGAGAAACTGTTATCCATAAGCCAGCACAGGGCATCGTAGAGGGCTATGTACTCTGCTGTGTTGGCTGAGTTTTTTGTGCTGGCCTGCTGTCTTCCTGAGGATTGGTGTATCCACCTCCCCCCTTGTTCGACATAAAACCCCCACCCCATCTGCCCGTATGGGTTGACCGGTTCGCAGCATCCGTCAAAGTACACTATTAGGTCGCGATTAAAGTGTTTAAACGTCTCCGACTCTACCTCCGCCCAGTAGCGCTCGTAGTAGGCGGATACGGCAGGGTACTGACCCCCCTCCCACGTTTCTTTAATCCACCATGCGGGGGTGTCTATCATTCTTTTACCCTTGTGTACCCCGAACGGGAAGGTGTCGCTGTGTTTTGCATTTTTGTTAGTCATAGTAACTCAAGTTGTTCGTTTGGATCGGGTATGTAGATGTCCAGGGTCTCAGCGGCAAACTGCTTGACCTGCTCAAGGTAGTCCATGAACTCCGAGGTTGTTAGGTCCCTTGTTTTTTTAGGGATCTTCATAACCTCTCCGGTCTTTTCGTCATTCAGTTCATTGAACAGGAATCGGGACTTGAGGAACTCGTGGGTCATTTCCTTGTCCACATCGTGTCCGAATTCCCTGAGTCTGTCACAGATCATTTGAACGCACACCCCGAAGTAGTACGCGTTGTGGAACACGGACCTGTACCTTCTCTTTGGCCTGACCTCGACCTCGACCTCGTACTCCTTGTCCCTTGACAGGGACCTCAGGTACTCGTCAAACAGGGCTCTGTTCTTAACCCTGAGTGTTCCGTCTGGATTCACTATTGCGTTGAATTTCATTTGACCCTCCACACTCTAAAGCCCCCGTCACACAGGGCTGATTTAAACTTCTTTTTTTCAGACTTGGTGTGGTAGAGTGCAAGGGCCATTGTTGATGCCCTGCGGCTTGATGAATTAAACTCATCACACTCAACGAAGAAGGAATCTCCGACCTCCATCTTGTCAAACGGGTACTTTGTTTCTTTCTTCTTCCTTTCAAAAGGCACGTTTTTTTCGATGTCCATAGTTGTTGTTTTTTTGTTGTTAGTCTTCTGTTTCTTCTTCTGTAACACCCACCCTCTTAGCGGTTTCTACAAGGCTCATGAAGTCGTAGCCGGCATTCTCAATCTCCTTACGCACCTCCTCGTTCTTAGCGGTAATCTTATCACCCTTTGCGTAGCGGGCGATGACCCGTGACCAACGTGCTACCTGAGACTTGACTGAGTCAGAGTAGTCGCGTGGCTCTTCGAAGTCGTACAGGAACTTGAGGTAGTTTGAATACTCGATGCCGAAGTTCTTCTTGAACTTGCCATCCTCGAACACAATCAGTTTCTCAAGCGGAGGGCGAGTATTGGACGTGTAGTAGTGCGATATGGCGGCAAGGTCTGCTAGGTACTCCTGCTCAAGTTCTTCGGTCGGCTCGTAGTCAAAGCACATCATGCGGAGGTCATCCTTGCAGATGTACACGAGTTCGCCGTTGAGGTTAAGTCCCTTCATGTAGTGGAATAGCTGAAGGCGGTGGTGCTTAATAGGCTTCTCGGTCTTCTCCATCATATCCATGACAAAGGATGAGCAAGACTTGATTTCAAGCACCTTGGTCTCTAGTTCCATATCCCCGAACCTTTCATACAGTTTCTCTGCGATGTACAGGGAGGATGCTTGGATGGATTCGGGAAGGTGTGACGAGGTGATGTCCTGCTTGGCACGTTCAAGGTCTATCTTACCACCGGCTAGGAAGTCAAGGCGACCCGATACGCGCAGTTTATTCGGGTATTCGACCATTACCCTCTCCTGAGTCTCTTGGATCAATCCTGCGCGTTCTAAAACGTATCGCACCACCCACTCGACAAGGTTACCCGCCTCGAACTTGCGGAGGCTTCTCATGTTGGGGGGGTTGGTTGGTGTAACGGCTCTCATCTTCAGATATCGATCGACAAGGGGCTGTCCGATTTCCGATGCGTAGCAGTAGTCACGTTCTTCGAGTGGTCTTTGTACTGAGTATACGCACTCGTTCCATAAACTCGCTAAATTCCACGTTTGTTTATTCATTGTGTTTTGTTTTATGTTAGTATGATTACTACGTTCCCTTTTTTCATGTGGAAGTAGCCGCTGTTGTCTACTTCTACGGTGTATTCATCGGCATTGCACCGCTGTGATATTGGCGGTTGAAACTTGCCCTGAAGGACCACCTTGTCGTCCCACACGCTGATGTTGTAGAACGCACTCTCACCGAACAGGTCTAGGAGGTCGTTCGCAATTTTTAAGTTAGCTTTCATTTCGTTGGATGTTAAAGAAGATTGTTTTGATTTCGTTTGGTATGTTCTTAAGCAGTCGACCGCTCGGTATGTAGCTCGGGGAAACCCTCCCGATGTACTTGACGTTCTTGCCTACGATTGCATATAGATCACGAGAGTGCTTCACGATTTCATAGCCGTCCTTGGTCTTGTATACCCTGCTCATTGCATTAACAGAATTAGTTGTACGTATTATTATTTCTACTAAATAGATACTAATTAGTGTCTATTAGCACCTCCTCCAACGCCGCCCTGAGGTCATCCTCCTGCTCGTCGGTGAGTAGTTTCCTGAACAGTTCTATGGCTATGTACCACACGTTATCCCCCTTCTCAAAGTGCGTCCCGCAGTGGGTGCAGAGGGTGAACGGCCGGTTGGATCTAAGCCCCACGTCAACGATGGTTGCGCACCCGCACGGGAATGATACGACATCTCTCACGGTGTATATCTTCCCCTTGATGACAGCTCCTTGGGAGTGTGTTTTGATACAAATCACATCATCCCCTGATTTAATTGCGCTCATTGTTGTGGATAGATTTTGATAGTTGATACATTATGGCAAACACGATGTGTTCAATTATGTTCTTCATCCCCTATTGTGTTAAGTATTGATACGAAAAACTGCATTTCCTGTTCGTAGTACTCAGCGGACGAGAGGGATATGTACTCATCGGTATCTGATTTGCTGTTGGATATCCTCCTTGCGCTCTCTGCTTGGAATGCGAGGACCATGATCCGCTGTTTGATTTGCTGTATGATTTGATCTCTTTCCATGTTTACTGCTTTATGAATTCAATGTTGAAGTCCTGCTCTGCGGCTTTGATGTCCTCGGTGAACTCTTCCCTGTCGAAGTAGGTTAAGACCCTGAGGATTTCCTCGTTGATTGTCATGAGGGTTACGAAGTAGTAGCCGTCATCCCTGTCATCTCTTCCCATCCAAAGCAGGGTTGGGTTGTCGTGGTGGGCTTCTTCGCACACCTCGGCGAGTTCCGGAAGGTGGTAGTTTGAGTTGTTTCTCATCAGTTTACGTTTATTAGAATTATTTCGATGCTGTGGTTTGGGTTGGAGCAGAGGATAACCTCTGTCACTTCGCATACTCTTACGTTCATTGTGTTTTTTTTTTTATTT